TGATGGTCGGGACTAGGTGGGGGGTAGATGATCTCTACTCGGAGATCATGGCCAATCAGCACCGCGACACCGATATCATGGTCAGGCCCCTGTACTGGACCCGCCAGATGCTGGAGCAGGACTTTCGGAACGCGGAGGAGGAAGCGAGACCCCCCACTTACAACATGGATCCGGAGGTCTTCGCCCCCGATCCGGAGAAGACGTACTACTACTTCCCACGACACTTCCCTCCCGATACCTGTGCCCGCATCGAGGCGAAGCAGGGCTCGTTCATGTTCTCCATGCTCTACATGAATGACCCCAAGGACCCTAAGAACGCCGAGTTCAACCTGAACGACGTGCTGTGGTTCACCTTCGACCAGGAAGGCCATATCGTGTTGGACAGGGAAGATGGCACGCGCGAAATAGTGGACATGGATGGTCTCAAGCGCGTCATCTTCTGGGATCCGGCGAACAGGTCAGAAGACATCCGCAAGCACTCTCGTAACGCCATCGCGGTCGTGGCAAAGGATCGTAAGGGCCGCATCTTCGTGCTGGACACGTTCGCTCTGCACAAGAAGCCCGAGCTCTGCGTGACCAAGTTTATCGGCATGCACCAACGATGGCGCTGTCACAAGGCGGCGGTGGAGGACGTGGGCTTCATGCGCCTGCTCAAGTTCCCCATCTACCACGCGATGCGGGAACTGGGGTACCACTTCGCGGTGCAAGAGCAAAGTCCGGTCGGGGATAAGGACAATCGGATCCGCACCCTTATCCCCTTCTGTGAATCTCGCTTCTTGTGTGTGCGACGCGGCCTCACGGACCTGCGCGAGGAGATGAAAGGGTTTCCAATGATGCCCCTAAATGACCTCGTGGACAGCGTTGCCGCGTGCATCGAGCTCCTAGGCAACTCAAGGGACGTGCGTGATACGGGGGCATCACGACGTGACCAGTTGAACGAACGGGCCCGCGCGGCCACTCGGAACACGACGACCGGGTACTAAGGTGACGATCCTCAACATCGCGATCGTTTGTATCATCCTCGCGTTCGCTCTCCTCTTTATGGGAGCACTGTACGCCATCAAGCACAAGGGACACGGTTCCGGGCGTGACCGCTAGTTGGTGGGGGGTATAGTTTCATGGCTAAGAAGAAGTGGGCAGACGTCCGAGACACCGTCCTCGGCGCGAAAGGGGAGAAGAAGGATGAAGAAGATGAAGCCGTCGAAGTCAGCACCAAAGGGAAACCCAAAAAAGCAACGGCGAGGCGCAGCGTCGTCCGGGAAGAAAGGGAGCAAGTAAAGAAGGTCCCGGCCGCCGTCCGCAACGCCCGGCCGGCGCTAGGCAGACAATCTCATTCGAAAGCCTGGACTTACAGTGATTGAACCACTTCCCGTCACGCTGGAACCCGCTCAAGAGGACACGCTCCGTGTGCGCGTCCGAGATGAGCTCACGTCTGCCGTAGAGACGCATATGAAGCGCGAGGAGCGCTTTGCCGGGTTCCTGCGGGCCTACAAGTTCCGGCCGAAGACGGAGAAGAAGGACTTCCCGTGGCCAGGGGCCAGCAACATCGTAGTGCCCCTGGTGAAGATCACGATTGACGCGGTGGTCGCGCGGCTCCAGAAAGCGATCATGGGCACTCCGGACCTCGTGGAGGTCACCATTAAGAGTGCCCAGTGGGAGCCCCTGGAAAAGGACATCCGGGAATGGCTAACATGGTTCGTGGAGAACGGTGGACTGAAGTCTGGTCTCCGCACCATGGCTTTCGACATGGGCTTGTGTGGCGACAGCTTTGTCTTGCCCAGGTGGATCAAGAGGGAGCGGGACAGCCATATGTACGACCCGTCCGGGAACATCGTGACAGTGCCAGTAGTGGAGTACGAAGGTGTATTCTGGCATGTAGCGAGTCCGAGCGATGTCCTGTATCCGAACGGTTTTGACGAGTGGGGCCAGCTCCCGTGGAAAGCCATTAAGCACCGGTACACCTGGGCCGAGTTGAAGCGTAAGGAGGCGAAGGGCGACTTCGACGACGTGGAGCGAATTCGCAGTACGAACAAGGAGCGGAGCGATCCGGCCTGGCGCGCACGTGCAGAGAACAGCCAGACGACGGGGACCACGAGCACCCTGTACGAGGTGTACGAGATCCACGGGTTGTGGGAGATCCCTCCGGGAGAGGACGCAGCGGACGAGGCCGAGCCGGTCTTCGAGGAGCTGATCCTCACCTATAGCTTGGACGGGGACTGCTTCCTCAGCATGATCTACAACCCCTTCTTCGGGAAGGCCCACCACATCGTAAAGGTGCCCTTCCTCAACCAGGCCCACGAGGTGCAGGGTCAGTCCGTAGCGGAGCAGACCGTCCCCTTCCAAGACGAGGCCAGTACAGCGCACAACCAGAAGATCGACGCGGCCACTGCGGCCAACGCAGGCATCGTCGTAGTCTCCGAGGAGTCCACACTTGGACCCCAACAGGAGATCTATCCGGGGGCCCGCATCGTAACGCCCAATCCGGATAAGGACGTCCGCATTCTTCACATGAGCGAACCAGGTCCCGCGATTCAGCGGGTCGAGGACCAGGCGGCGTTCTTGGCGGAGAAGGCCAGTGGGATGTCCTCCTACAACCTCGGCATGGAATCCAGTATTGTCGGATCTCGAGCAACTGCTACTGGAACAACTGCTCTTATCTCCGAAGGTAACATCCGACAGTGGGTATCAATCGATGATATGCGAGATGCTCTTGCGGAGCTCTTGTATCTTACGATCCAGCTCGAGCAGCAATATCGCCCCGAGGGGTACGAGTACATTCCCGGGAAACGGATTATGTTCCCTCAAGGAGACGTGCGGTCTTCTCTTGGACTTCGTCTAAAGGTCACCAGCGAGCAGGTGAACAGGGAGCTGGAGCTGCAGAACCTGCAGATGCTCATGGCGGTGCTGAACGAGTACTACATGCGTCTAAGCCAGGCCTCCATGATGATGTTCAACCCCCAAGTTCCTCCGCAGGCCAAGCAGACCTCGTTCATGATCATGATGGCCTCCCAGGACCTGATCCGTCGGTTCGTGGAGCGGTTCGACGTAGAGAATGTCGAGACCATTGTCCCCAACATCCAGACCATCCTTCAAGGAGTAGCAGGTGCCCCACCCCCCGCGCTTGGCGGAGTTCCAGGAGCTCCCACCCCGGGCCCACAAATGGGTCCTGGAATGGCTCCAGGAGGAGCTGGAGGCATGCTACCGCCGGATGCGGCTGGCGGACTTGCCGGAGGAGCTCCGTCAGGAGCAGGGGGCATGCCGCCTGTTATGTAAGCTTCACGCGGACCTGAGAAGGTCTATCACGTCAGATCGAGGAGAGACCGATGCCTAAAGTGGACGAGAACGGGATCATAACGGAGGGGCGATTCCAGGGGTACCGTGCCGTGGACGTGCTAGAGTTCGCGGAGTCGGTGGAAACACGCTCTGAGGGCGAGGAAGGCACTTCTGCCGGACGTACAGCGCCCAGGCCCCCTTCCGATCCGGGTAGCAAGCTCACGCAAGACGCTGCGGGCCGTGTGGACAGGACGATGATGCTCCTCGCCTCCCAACAGGAGAAGTTGGACGAGGATGAGTTCGCTGCGACGGTCTCAGACTACGACCGGCCCGTCCCCGGTCTCACACCCGAGAAGACGTATAGGCAGGTGGTCGCCGAGACCAAGTCAGGGATGAGCTTGGAACAGCGGATCCAGCGGGGGTTTCATCGACGGGTGTACATCCTGGTAAAGACGCAGCAAGACCCCGAGACGGCAAAGAGGGTCTTCGCGAAGGAGGAGCCACCTGTTGAGGCTGAGGAACCGGATGCAGAGGAGCCGGTTACTCCCCCCGTAACGAGGTCACTCGATCCTACGCCTGAAGTCCCGAAGGCTAAGGCGGCTCCTCCCAAGGCGAAAGGGGGCGCAGCGGCCCCGACACCTGGGTCGCGGGCGGAGCCCAAACCCGTTGTCCAATCGAAGCTTCAGCTCAACGACAAGATCCGCCGCTTCACTAAGAAGATGGGACTCAACGAGGCCGAGTACCTGGTGGAGCTGGAGCGCCGTGGGTTCACGCAAGCCGACGTGGACCGATACAGCACGGGTGTTGGCCCAACCCGGCCCGCTGGCCGGAAGAGTGTATTTGACTATGCCGATGAATGATCGTCTCGCAGTGCCCAAGCCGGAGGCCGGCTGGCACTACCGCTGGGTGAACACCAAGGACCACGTAGTTCGTGAACGATTGTCGCAGGGCTTCGAATTCGTTACGGAGCCCGATTCACCGTTGCCTCCAGGAACCGCGACGGTCCTGGGGCAACAGACAGGGAACCCCGCGTCCGGTGGTTCCGTCACTCGTGGGGATGTCGTCCTCATGAGGATGCGTAATGAGGCCTTCGAGGAGAGAGTGGCAGCCCCGAAGCGCGATGCACGAGAGCGGCAGAAAGCCTCCTTCGACACCATGGTTGCGCAGAACAATGAGAATGCTCAACGGCTCATGAGGGCTGCGGGCTTGAAGGGTGTACCCAAGCAAGTAGTGTACGAGACGTCGAGCGATTCCTCGTTCGACGAAGACTCGAAGAAGTGAAGGTAGGAGGCTGAATGGCAACGCAACCGAAAATCCCGATGCGTGCCGTCAAGACGATCTTCGGGACTCCACTCCCTCGGCACGCATGGCCCGAGGGGGCAACGGAGACCTTCAAGAAGGGTGCTGTCTGCTTCGTGGGAGCAGACGGTATGCTCACGGAGTGCGGGGCGGATCCCGCAGTCTACATGGGCGTCGCGACGGCGGATGGAAAGAACACAGTCGGCGAGGGCGCCGTGGAACAGATCGTGGAGCTCTGCGCTCCAGGGGTCCTCTTCCGAGGGTACCTCGACACCAGCGCGGCCGAGGGGACCGGCGTGGGTACGCTGGCCAAGCGGGGCATGGCTCACGGGATCGCCAAGAGTGCAGCCGTAGTCGCTCCGCTTGGAATCTGGTACGTGGACGCGGCCGACGTCACGGACGACATCGTGGTCATCTGGCAGTACTGGGACGGAGACAACATGTTGTTCACCGACATCAGGCCACATGTGCTCTTCCATTGGCAGATCAGCCAGTGGCAGGGTAACACTGGATTGTAGGAAGGAGAATCTGAATGGCAGTCACATCAGGTGGATTCTCCGAGCTCCTCGCCCCTGGCCTCTACGAGGTCATGTTCAACGAGATGGAAGCGACTCCTCCCTCGTGGGTCCCCATCTTCAACGTCCGCGACAGCAAACGGGCGTATGAAGAGGACTTCAAGATGGCGGGGCTCGGATCGATGGTCAGCAAGCCGGAAGGCACCGCGACCACGTTTGACGACCCCGTGAAGGGTGCGATCGTCCGCTACACGCACTCCAGCTACGGCCTCGGCTTCCGCATCACGCGGGAGATGTTCGACGACGACCTCTACGACATCATGAACGACATGAGCGCGGAGCTTGCGAGGAGCGCCGCGTACAAGATCGAGATCGATGCGTGGTCCGTGTTGAACAACGCCTTCAACCCGGCGTTCGCTGGCCAAGACGGACTGGCCCTGTGCCACACGGCACATCCCCGCCTCGACGGGGGAGGGACCATCGCCAACCGGCCACTCGTGGACGTGGATTTCAGCTTCACTGCATACCAGGCGGCCCTGGACCACTTCAAGACCCTCGTGGATGATCGGGGCAGGCCTGTGAACGTGGAACCCACGACCGTACTCCTGGACCCCTCATTCGAGTGGGTGGCCAGAGAGATCATGGAGTCCGAGTTCAAGCCCTACACGGCGAACAACGAGGTCAACGTGGTCAAGTCGGGAGACAGGAACTACCAGCTGGTCCGCTACTTCACGGACCCGGACCAGTGGTTCCTTGTGGCACCGAAGCGGCAGCGCAAGGCTCGGGGCGGTCACGACATGAAGTTCTGGTGGAGGACGCGGCCGGAGTACGGCAACGCCGACGATTTCCTGACCGGGGACGCCATGTTCAAGACCTTCTCGAGGTACAGCCGGGGCTTCAGCGAGTGGCGCGGAGTGTACGGATCGAGCGGAGGTTAAGCAATGGGTTCAACAACCTTCGGCTCGATTGTCACGACCGAAGCGCCGGGTGTCATGACCTTCACTTCTCCCTCCGTGATAGCGACGGCGGGAGTGGTCACGTATACCGCGCAGCAGCTCCTGGGTGGACTGATCCTCAGAGACCCCAATGGTGCGTCAAGGAACGATCTGTTCCCGCCGGCCGCTGACATCACTGCAGCGTTGACGGCCGCACTCGGGGTCACGCCTACCCCCGGTATGTCGTTCAACTTCAGCATTCGAAACACGGCGGATGCTGCGGAGACCATCAACTTCGGAACGGCAGCCGGTTTAACGCTCAGTGGCACGATGTCCTTGGTGCAGAACAACACGCGGCAATTCAGCGCAGTGGTCACGCCGACGGGTGTGACGATCTACAGCCTGGGCAGCTTCGTTCACTGAGGTAAGTAGGGTGCTTCCACAAGACAGGGAGCAGCGTAAAGCTGTCTTGTGGAAGCTACTCCTGTATCTCGCGGGGCTTGCACGAAGTGGGAACTCGCAGGCAGCTGCGGAGTTTCGACTCCACGCAAAGCGCTGGCGCAGTGAGTTTACTTGAGCAACCTCTGAATCCGCGCTGGCAGCGCTGGAAAGGATGATAGATGGCAACCTTGATAAAGTCTCGGTCACTCATCTTCAACGCAACTGGGGACCGGTATGACCCTGTCGTGCATTGTCGGAGCGTCGTGCTGCAGACCAACGCTGGAGTGGCAGGAGACGCGTTGACCATCACGGACGGGGCGGGAGACGTGATCTTCCACTACCGGACGAAGAACACGGTGGACGAGGTGGACTTCCTCCAGGGGAACCACTACGCCTGTCGCGGGATGGTCGTCACCTCGATGCCCGCAGGGGGCCAAGTCCTCGTCCTTCTCCGTTAACTTGGTGGGGGGTAACGTGACCAGCCGTCACGGAGGTGTGTGATGCCGGTTCTAACGATCCTCGCCGTCGTCCTCGTAATCTGCGTCCTGATCTGGGCCACCCGGAGCCTGACCACGGCGTTCGGCGTCCCTAACCCGATCGCCACAGTGATCATGGTCGTCGTGATCCTGATCTGCCTCATCTGGTTTCTTAACCAGACCGGTGTACTCAATCTGAGGCTCACGTAAGTGCTTGATACAAGGCAGACGAATCGGGTCTTCGGTGAGGAGTGGTATACCTGCGGCCGCTGTGGCCTGGATTATCCTCGGAGGAAGGTGCTTGTACAGAACGGCCTCGTTGTGTGCCGAGGCCCGGAGACGATGGGCTGTGTCGATGAGCCTGGTGCTGGCCCGCCGCGGACGAGGTTGACCCTTCCTCTCGAGCAGCCCATCGATCCCCTTCCTGAAGTGGTGGAGGATCTGTAATGGCACGGCGAACGTTTGCGGACGCCTCGGCGGAGCTCCTCCTACGTCTGGGCAACCGGTCTGACGCGGTCGACCCGTTGCGGGAACAGTGGCTGAACGACGCGATGTACAAGTGCGGGATGCACTACGATCATCGGGTGCTCCAGCGGACGGTGGAGATCCCGTTGCTTGCCGGATCGGACACCTTCGTGGAGCCCACGAGTATGTGGTGGCCCGAGTGGTTGTACAACGTGACGGATGGAAGGCCCGTGACGATGGGTGACAGGGACCTGATCGAGGCCACGGACAAGCAGACCACCACGCCCACTCGATTCTACACGTGGGGCAACGCCTTCTTCTTCAACAGTGTGGCTGAAGAGGACAAGGTGATCCGGCTGTACTACGTGGAGCGGCCTGTCCGCTGGGCCGGAGCGGCCGTGTTGCCCTATGAGGAGAATTACGACATCTTGGTGGTGATGTGGGCCACGAAGATCGGGCTCACGGCGCTCCGCGATTTGGAGGAAGCCGGCGCCGTAGGCCAGGAGATCGGGATGCACGTGAGCGGGATGCGGTTCCCACTGCGGGAGCAGAAGAAGAACGACCGACTGACCGGTGTGCAGGTGAAGTTCAGGTAACGCGATGGCAGCAACCAATCAGTGGAACGAGACCAGTCCCAAGGGCACGGACCTCAT